ACCATTATTCATCACTCCATGGTTTATTCAAATCAATATCAATGCCCATTTCCTGAAACAGGTCTTCAATCTTTTCATCTGATACATCATTCATAATGTAATCTGCGAATTCTTCAAAAGACTTTTCATCTTTACGATTTACTGCATCGAAGTTGGGATAGCCCTTTTCATATACGGGCGCTTCAAAATTGTTCATACTCTTATCCTTTAAATCCATATTCAGTGAAGAGAACGTCTAACGTATCATCAATGGTCTCTCTGTCTGTAGCAAGAACATCAATCTTAAGTGCTAAGAGTTCTTGTTTGATAGCCCATATCTGGTCATAACGGTCAGAAGTTTCTTTGTTCATTTTAGAGGCTACTGTTTGTGCTACTGTGCGAATCAGTGTCATAAGTTTCTCCTTTGTTATGACTTTAATGTAGCATCACACAAAGAGATTGTCAAGCACTTTTTTCACTAAATTCCAAGAAAAACTAGACCTAGAAGCAAGAAGGTAAAAAGCACCTTTACAATCCATATTGCTATCAACAACTTTATGATAAACCATACTAACTGAAAGATGCCCATTTTCATTCTCACTTATATTTGGTGCGGGCACCCGGATTCGAACCGGGACGCACTAGGCACAAGATTTTAAGTCTTGCGTGGCTACCTTTTCACCATGCCCGCACTATTGTTAGATTTGCAATTTGCCCGCAGGTGGCATTACGATTCCAGAGACAGAGGTGCGATAAGCAGAAACGACTTGAGCATTTGTCTCAGTAACAAATAGAACGTTACGTAACTCCACTTCTTTTGGATTTTCAACTCCAGTGGCTGCAATACCATTCGCAAACCCCATACCCTGTTCAGTCATTGTAACAAAGCGAGGATCTTCTAGCACTACATTATCAGAAGACACCGTTCCAAACTTTAACTTACCAACATACTCAGAACCATTTACGGTCATCACTGTGACCACATCACCACTACTCATCATCGCTTTTTGTTCCCATAATCAAATCATAAAGTTCGAACACTTCTTCAGTCTCTTGTTGGACTTGAGATAGGTTCTGCTTGTGGTAGATAGAAGCAAGTTTACGAACATACTTCTTTTCAAGTTCCAGTTCATCTGCAACAGTATTGATTGCGTCTTTCTGGAAGTCACGTTCTGCCGCAACACGTGTCATAGAGTTGTCAATCTCTTTGATAGCGTTCAATAGTTTCTTGCGGTCTTCAGGGTTAGATAGCATAATTAATCCTCATTCCAAGTAATGCCAATATCATTTAACAACTGTTTGGCAATCGAAGTTTGGTCTTCCATTGCGTCAAACTCTTTATCTGCCTTGTCGTAAATTGGTTCAAGGTCAGGTCCAATTGAGAAAGCACTGTCGCTAAGGTTAACAGTATATGTGTAACTGTTAGGAACAGCACCTGAGGTAAACGTATAGTTTATATAGTAAGATTTCTCAGGATCCCAATTATAAAAATCACTCATATCATCATCCTATCAGTCTGCTAGTTGTCGACCACTGGTAGTCATCTTCACTATCGTAATCAATAACAATCGATTTACGGTGAACACGACCTTCACTATCTTTCTTGAGAATATGAACTTCGACTAAGACAACTTCATCGCCTTCTTTTTCATCGAACATCATTGCTAGTTTATCTAGGTCCATCATATACTCCACTTATTTTGGCGTCCCCGGCAGGACTCGAACCTGCAACCTACGGCTTAGAAGGCCGTTGCACTATCCAGTTGTGCTACGGAGACAATATAAAAAATATATCACATTATTTTTCAAATGTCAACTCATATCTGCGACCTTCGTAAATAAAAGAGATAACAGAATATTCATATACGACAATCTCTTTATCACGATAGTAGGTCACATCGTCACAACGCTTTTCGGTTGTGTATCCAGTAATTACTTGTTCACTCTTAGGCTTAGCACCCTTATCAGCACCAATTAGACCGCCAATCACTGCTCCAGCGGCTGCTCCATCGCTGTTTCCGCTAACTCCTTTACCAATTGCTCCACCAAGAAGCATTCCAAGAAGTGCGCCACCAGCGGCATCGCCTTGCCTTTGCACTGTTCCATAGACGGGAACTTTTACGTTCACACACTCACGTTTCGTGTATGGAACAGATTCGTATGCTGTTGTAAAACTGTCACCCACATATGCAGTGGTCTTAAGTCCATCTTCTGCAAATGCTGTAGTTGCTGTGAGTGCGATAGCCGTTGTTAAAAATAGTGCCTTCATTACTCTTCCTTAACTGCACCTTCAAGTGCTTCTTCAGCCTTCTCATAATACGCTTTATATGCGGCGATAATGGCTTGTTGCTGTTGAATGTATGCACGTAGGTCACTTAGGTTCAGACCTAGATTTTCATACCCTTTATCAGTAAGAGCAAAGAACGCAACAGGTCGACCACTCTCTTCAATCGCTTTGATTTGCTCTTCAACGTTATCAGCGGTGATGATGACCCACTTTACCTCACGCAAGTTTAACTCATCTGCGTTTGGCAGTGTTAGCGTAGGCTTTTCTACTGGTGTAGAACGAATCTCAATCGGTTGAGGCTTCGGGCTGCTCAGTAGGCTGCAGCCGCCCAGCGTCACGGTAAGTATCGTAAAGCCAAGGACATTCGCTATTGAACGCATTTGCATTTTTCGCATTTTGCTCTTTCTCCGTTAACTCAGCACCCGAAAGCAATTCAAAACAACGCCCTGCTTTATCAGATGCTCCATTAATAACACGCTCTACAAGACCAGGTTTACTGGCTCCTAGAACTCCAAGATCATGCCTGCTTAACTTATCTGCAAGAACTTGGTTCTGTCTACGAATGTTTGCGAACTGGTTATTTAGTTCTTCATTCGTCTTCTGCATAGCGGCATAGTCTGCTTGGAGTGCATCAATTGTCGCTTCGCTTGTTGCTACCGCAGTTTCTAACTTAGCATTATTCTCGTTAAGGATGGCAATACGTTCTTGTGTGTCATTGTAATACCAGTAACCCACACCAGCCATCATTGTCATTGCGATAAACATTATACCTGCTAATTTAAATCCCATGTCATTGTCCCAGGTTGAGGACTATCGTAGTCCCAGGTTGTGAGTGGAGAACTGTCTCCATCACACCACATCGGGTCGATGTTGGCATTTGTATTTAGCATTTCTTTCCAGTATGCTTCATACATTTCAGAAAGTGTTTCAAATTTGTAGTGGGCATCACATTGGATTGCCCAACGCCAAATGTCTCTTGTAACGTGATTAAGCATAGTTTGTTCCAAACAATTTTTCAAAGACTTCATTTGGTCCGAACGTAGAGAACTGACCATACTCATGCGAACCCTTATAGTCCCAGATTGCACATTGCTCTTCGTCTGCCATAAAGCGCCAAGAGTTTACTACCTTGTCTGGATCGTCATCACTATTGGGCTCAAAACCAAGGATTCGATTGATAGTCTCCACGTTGATATCATACAAAGTCCCAGTGCGGTGACTACTAAACCATCCATCATATTCTTCTACCTTCATTTTATTTTCCTAACATTCTCATACACGTCAACACAGAATTCTCTTCTAAGCAATCAGACCAGACGTGATACGTATATGCACCAAGGCATAGAATAACTACTATGGCAGCAAGTCCATATACGATTATCTCACCCCAGGATTTCATTAGAAGTTCTCCACTTCACCAGTTTCGAGATTCTTCATTTCAAGAATTACGAACGGCACTTTCAAAGACATGGTTACTTTACCAGCCCAATCGCAAGCATCGTTCCAGTTCACAAACTTCATCGTCTCGGTAATCGTAAGACCCTCGGCAATGCCATCTAGAACGTATTTCTGAAACTCAACTTTACACATCTTCAAACTCCTCATTATATTGCGGGCCATCCCACTCAAACATATCTTGCACTACTTGATTCACAAAGTCAAGAGATGTTTTTGTTGTTTTTGCAATTTGTTCGTTGGGAATACCCATGTTAGCCAGTTCTTGAATGTCTAAAATTGCATTGCCCATCTTACTCATACTATTTCACCCACACATGGTTAAACTTAGAAGGCATGTTCTCACAAGAGAAGTTTTCGCCCTCAACATAGTTGATTACTTGCACACACTCATCTGTCGAATAACTAAACCAAACGTCTGGCATCGACATAGCGTCTAAAAAGAACCAACAAAGAAGACCAGTCCATACTCCTATAAAGAGAGCAAAGCCAATGTTTTGTAGAGTGTTCACAGTTGAATGTTTCATATCAAACCTCTTAGAGATAAAGCGGGCCAGTCCACTGGATAGTGTAGCCACCTTTAAGAATGTTACCGCGGGCAGCGTTACGAGCAGGAGCATTCCACCCCGCAGCCTTCAGAATATCACCTGCTTTGAACTTCTTATCGTCTTCTTTCATGATGAAGCCCCAGACACCGCTGCCTGAAATGACTTTGATATACTTACGACCTTCTTCAAAGCGAAGACCAGCATTGAACTCTTCAATCATACGCTTGTTAATGTCAGACAGGTCACGGGTAAAGTTGCGACTAGTGAAACGCAGGTAGTCTTGCTTGATGTTTTCAAAAAGGGTTTCGATTGCTTCATTCATAATGTATCTCTCTTTTCTCACGTTACATAGATAATATAACACTGATTCGCATCAGTGTCAACCCCTATTTGAAGAAATTTTCACGATTTTTAAAAGAAACTTGGCACTTTGGATACTCTACAATCAAGTCAGAGCCACGACGGAATACCACACGCACTTTCGGGAAGTCAACGATATCGCAACAGATATACGTCACGTCCTTAGCGTGTTCATGCGCCTCTTCTTGCACAAAGACACGACCCTTGCCACCCATATGAGACGGGGCAAAGCCCAACCCACCCTTGGTGAAGCATTTCTGGTCGTAAAGATTGCCCTCAGGATCCACATGGTCGTGACCCTTAGCATTGACAAAGGTAAGTTCTGGGAACCATACCTCTAGTTGACGCTCAAGAAAGTGAGACGCTACACGCCCGTCCTTGAACAGTTGAACTACTACTTCTTCTGATAAACTACCGAATGCAAGATTATCAATCTCATATTCATACACACGTTCATAATCAATCATATTAAACCTTCACAGTCATTGTTTCAAAGCATTCGGTCGCAAGTTTCTTCTCTAACTTGTATGCTTCTTTTTCCCAAGGAGCATCCCAGTAGTCAGTGTTGCTGTGGTCTTTCTTTTTCCACATTGTCTTTCCATTGACATTACGCAACTCACGGCGGGCATACTGCTTAAGATGAACCATCTCGTGGCAGATAGTGCTGATAAGGTCGAACAGCCCTAAGCCCTTCTGAATGGTTAAAGTGAACAAGCGACCCTTGTCATCTTCTTCCATGCAGTAGCCATACGCATCAATCTTACTGAATTCAACAGTCACATCAATTGTGCGATGGCGAGGTAACAACTTCTTGAGACACCACTCAACAGTTTCCTGAGCGATGGCACGTTCTGCTTTCTTACCGCCGGTCACTTCAATCAAGTTCATATGTCACTCTCTTTTCTCAGTCAACATGTATAGTATACACGAAAAAAGGGGCTTGTCAACCCCTTTTTGAAAAAAATTTGAAAAAAGATTTACTTGGAAATCAATGACTTAACGTGACTGCGGTGAATTTTGCAGTTAATAATACCATTGTAGTAGTCATCTGATAGCAGGACGTTGCGGTCAAACTGCTCTTTTGCCTCTAGATACGACATAACACCCTTCGATTCGCACAGGTGCAATATCTCTCTATGGAAGTTATCTGGACCAAGTTCTTCGACAAGTGCTTTCACCTCATCTGACGAACCATAGTATTGCATCCAGTCGGACTCTTTGAGAACAGTTCTCTTTCTCGTTTTACCCTTGAGTGGTGGCAGTCTGCGTTTTGACGTGAACAGTTTCTTACCCACGTATTTCTTATTATTTCGCTTATCGGTAATTACATATACAAACCCGATATAATCGCCAATCATCTCACTGGTAAACTCTTTATCACCGTAATACCACATATATCATCCTTAACTAAACATTAATGTTACATATATTTAGTTAAGAAACAAAAGACCCCATCCGTGGTTTGCTATGGCATTTAAGATAATAGATAGACAAGTAACCACATGCAACATAATCCAAACAGTTCGTATAATCGCCACCCGATCTGCTCTTTCGTCATCTTCATATGCTTTTGTTCCAATTGCTTTACACCAGTATTCCCACATTATTACTCCCATTCGTCATCATCGAATAGGCCGATTTGGTCCTCTTCAAACTCAGGCAGTTCTTCACCACAAGATGGGCAAAACACCAGTTCATCATCGTCTTGTTCAAATTCTACTGTAAACTCTGTATCACAATACGCACATCTATCTTCATATCTTACCATTGCACTACCTCCAGTTCGCAATTGCGAAGAAATTCAATACCGTCTTCGCTTCGGTATTTATGCTTAAAAATTACTCGCTTAACACCTGCACTATATATCTGTTTTGCACATTCAATACATGGAGCATGGGTAATATACATCGTAGACCCTTCACCACTGTCATGTGAACGTGCTAGTTTGGCAATTGCGTTTGCCTCTGCGTGAATGACCTCTGGCTTAGTCTTCAGTATTGTGTTACCAAAGTCATCTTCACCATTCCAGTCTTCGCACTCGTTAGTCCAGCCACTGGGCATACCGTTATAGCCAATAGAAATGATGCGATTATCTTTTACAACAATCGCACCAACTTTAAGTCTCTTGGCAGTGGACAGAGAGGCGAACCTCTCTGCCGTGTCCATGTATGCATCATCCCACTTTGTCATAGAGTTCTTGATATCCACCAATAGGTTCATTATTAATTTTAATCTGAGGAAATGTTCGTGCTGTTGGAAACTCCTCGAATACCTGTTCACGTGTAAAGTCTATGCCTAACTGCTTATAGATATATTGCATACCTTTTGACTCTACAAGTGCTTTTGCTTTGGTGCAATAAGGGCAATTTTCTTTGCCCCAAATTTCTACGGTCATAGTGAGAACCCCTTAAATGTGTCGTTACTAACATCTTGTTTTGTGCCGCCACTAACGTAACTTGTGATTTCTGTTTCTTGTGGTGCAACTTGCACCTCGGCACCGCTGATCCACTTTTGTGTCCAAGGCAGTGGATTACTTCCTAGTGAGCCATATGGAGACTCAAGGTCTACATTACGCATACGCTTAGTGCAGATATATTCAATATAGTCACCAAGCAACTGCGAGTTAAGACCAATCATTGAACCATCTTTAAATAGATACTCAGCCCATGCTTTCTCTTGGTCAACAGCATCGACAAACATCTGAATACATTCTTCTTTTGTCTCTTCTGCGATAGTGATAAAGTCTGGATCATCTTTCTTCAGTGTGCGAAGAAGCAACTGAGTTGAACCTAGGTGCAAGTTCTCATCACGTGCAATCAACTTGATAATCTTTGCATTGCCTTCCATCTTCTTCAGTTCAGCGAATGCCCAAGAACAGGCAAACGAAACATAGAAGCGAACGCCTTCAAGAATGTTCACACTCATCAATGTCAACCAAAGAAGTTTCTTCAACTCATACAGGTCAACGACAACTTTCTTACCATTGACTGTATGCTCACCGACACCCAATAGATTGTAATACATGCTTGTCTCAATCAGGTCATCGTAATACTTTGAGATATCGCCAGCACAATC